CTGGAGCACTTGGTTGCGCTACAACATCTACAGTAATGATTTCGAAGTCCGATACCTCACCACTGCTTTCGTTTACATTGCCACTACCACGACTAGAAACACCTAGCTTAACGCCAGCCTCTAGCATAGTGCGGACTAAATTTCCCATAGGTGTTGGCAAGATTTTAAACTTGCCATACCCATTTGCACCGTCCATCCACATTTCAGTAATCATGTGGGACACACGGTCCAAGTTCACTTTTAAATCATCAGGATGATCTACTTCACCTAATACGCTATATCCGTTAGTAATTTGATCATTTAAAGTTTTGACAGCAGTGCCAATCTCAGACACAGGATACACACGCTGGTTAGCGTTGCGTATGCCGCCTTGAATACAAATACCTTTCATATAAAGGTTTTTGCCATCTTTATCGTCAGATTCGACTATGCACTTAGCCTGATCAAATGACAAATTTTCACGTATTAATGAACGCATCTATTTTTCCCGATTACTTATTGTGGCTTTTTGCTATTACGCTTTGCTTGTTAGAAGCACTGTCAGTTGTTTTTGGAACTGCGTGTTTCTTAAATGCATCGCCTGCCTTAGCTGAACCATTAGCAGTATTAATATTGCCAGTGTTCATATCTTTTGGCTTAGCTGCCTTACCACCTGTTTCTTCACCACCTTGAGCGATATTTTCTGTTGTACCACCCATGTCTTGGTTACCAGCTACAGGACTTGTTTTGTTAGTAGCAGTGTCAGTTGCTTTAGTAACGTTGACTTTTGACAATTGAGCACTTTCGCCCATCATCAAGTTTTCTTCGTCTTCGCCGTCCATTGCACCAAAATCTGGATCTTCTTCACCATCATTGTGCTCTGGCTCGTTTTCTTCATCAGCTAACAAAGCTTCAAATTCTGCTTTTAGTTCGTCTAGAGCGTGCTCTAAGTCCATGATACGATCAGTTTGTTCATCATCGCTCATTTCTTCTTCGTCGCCCATGTCGTCACCGCCCATGTCGTCACTTTCTTCGCCGTCAACTTCAACGTCGCTTAGAAAGTCATCAGCATCATCTTCATTGTGCTCTTCTCCGCCAATTTCAATAACGCTTTGATTTTCATCTAGTTCGTCATCTTTGTTAGCGTGAGCGTGTTCTTTATCTTCTTTATCTTCTTCGGAAATTAGATTTTCGTAGATATCGCGGCTCTTCTCAACTACGATTTCGTGGAAAAGTTCATTGGCTTTTTCATTTTCTTCGTTGATCAGAAGATCTAATAATTGTTCAAATTTATTTTGCATTGCAAGGTCTCCTTAATGTATAGGCAAGGCTGTCGAGTATATTTACAGCGTAGATAATTTATATAGCAGAAATATACCAAAAAGACGTCTTTTTGTAAAAGATTCTACAAAAAGACAAATATTATTCTGCGGGTTGAACTGGAATTGCGTATTGAGCTTGAATTAATTCAGTTTCATCAGCTATTTCTTCCTGGCGGGCTTCGTAATTTCTACGAATTTGATTAATCATTTTTAAATTTAGACGAGGCTTTCTAGTGTCATCTAACTTTAAAACTTTTTTATCCTTTTCAGGCATGTATCTTTTATCGTCAATCAGATCCTGATCAAAGTCATTTTGACCTTTATCATCTTTATTAAAATACATGAATTCGTTTAGTAGCATGTCTTTATTTATTGCATTGGCTGTGGAGTTGCGTTGCCGCCTCCTGGTGCAATTGGTGCTTCAGTTGTTGGTTCAGTGCCTGGTGGTGGAACTTCTCCACCCTCATTATTGGCAAAATCATCCAATTCACTTTGCACTCCGCCTGGTGTTACGCCAACACTGCGTAGTTCTTGTCCTGGACTTTGTGCAGATCCTGTATTGCCAACAATATTTTCTTGGCGCCACAGCATTTCGTTCTCTTGCATCTCTTCTTCACTCAATCCTAAGAAGCGTTTTAGAGCAAAACGTTTACTCATGTAAGGGATTTCTGCAACACTTGTAAACACACTGACACGTTGTCCATCAAGTTCAGTTTGACGATAGCTGGCAAAGTTCATTGGTCTATTGAACTTAACATCAAAGATGTTTGGATCAATATTAATACCACTGTTTTGCAAGTATGCTTTAAATTCTAAGTCAAAAGTTTCATTGAAAACACTTTGTAAACGTTCACAATAGTTGTTAAAACGTAGCTCTTGTATGTACGCTGTGCCAACACGACCATCGCTAAAACTAGCATTTGAGTCGTCTGGACCAGTGGGCAAATAGCTACTAGGTATGCGCAAAGCACGGAATAATTTGTTAGTAAAGAAGCGTAAATCTTCAATTTCGCCTAGATTAGAACCACCAGGAAGTACTTCAACTTTACTACCTCTACCCTCTGCTGTCTGTGGGAAAAAGTAATCTTCGTTGATGCTTAATGGGTTAAAACCGCTGTCCATTACGCTTGAACCACCACCAGTAATACTAGGAATTCTGCGTTGATTTACTTCATTTTTAACTCTTTCTACAAATCCCATAGCCAAGTGACTTGGCATATTTCCCACGTCAACATAAAACACACGACGTTCTGGAGCTCTCATTACACGATAGATAATGATAGCATCTTCCAATAATTCCTTTTGTTTGTAGACCTTAAAGCACATTTCTAAAAGGCTGTTGCCAAATGGGAAATTATTATCTAGCCCTTCTGACAAACTCAAATGTATCATGTGTTCTGCACTGATAGCATGTTGTTGTTCGCTGTTGCTAAATCTGCTACCAGTCATTTGTGGGTATCCGCCAACCATACCACGTTGGAATCCGCCACCTGTAACATAAGCGGCATTACCTGGCGTTGCTCCAGGTGCGTTTGGATTAATTTGTGTAGCTGTAAGTTTTTGTAAGTTAATGTTTACATCACGTATAACATACTGCTCAGGTTTCTTGCCTTCACTTTCATTAACAATAATCTTGTCAACTTTGCTTGGATCAACATAAACCCACTTTTGAGTTTCTGGATCGCGAATGAAGAAACAGTCACCATATTTGTACAAGTTACGAATTGTTTTAAAAATTCTAACGTCAAAATCGTTTAGCTTGTACCACTGTTGTAGATATTTTCTAATTAATTTAACTTCAGTATTAGTTGCTTGTTCTTTAAAATTGATTTGAAAACAAGTTTGATTGGTAGTATTCTTTTGTGTACAAAATTCAGCTAGGATATCTAATGCGGCATTAACTTCACTGTCACTGTCCATAGACTCATATTGCTGATAACGTTCTAATCTGTTAGGATGTCCTGAATAAACATCTGGTAAGAAACTACTGTAGTTACTGCGAAAGGCGTTATAGGTGGTTGTACCAGATACGACACTTTTAGTGCCACCACTATTGTTTACCTTAACAGGTGTGAAATATTTTTTCCAACTCATTTAATATGCCTTTAACTTTGATCTATAGATTCAACCATGCTACTAAATCCACGTTTATTAATTTCATTTTGTTCCCTAGATAACTGAACAGTTTCAGTCATCAGTGATACTAGTGTAGAGAACATATCATTACTACTATTTACCATACTACTAGGGTTGGCTTGACTAACTTTGACAGGAGTTTCTTCATTTTTAATTTGTGCAACTGCTGTTCCATCTCCAAGGCCTTTAGTGGTAGAACTTTGTTTTTCATCTTTGGGCATTTGTGTTTTAAATAAATCACGCATTTTATCAGCGGCTTCAGGTCGTAAAATTTCCATATGCAAGTGCGGCGCAGTCCAATGTTTTCCACGCTCCCCTGCTGGCTGTTTACTCTCGTCATCAATTCTATAATCAACACCTGCTTTGAGCCCGTACTCTTTCATTACTTCATGCATTGCATCAATAGTAGATTTAGCAGTATCTGTAACGTCTTCATTACCTCTTCTAGCAATACCAAAATCTAATGCTAAACCAAGATTGTGTGCAGACCCAGGAGATTTTTTATGATAGTTGTCTTTTCCAGCTGTAATAGCAGATATGGTTGGAACTTTATTAGCTAATATTGCACCAGTAGCAACTGTTCCAGCATTTTGTTCACCTCCACCAAACGCATTTGTTTGGGCCTGTATATTATTTCTATTTGATACTAAGTCTGAAGCATTTAAGAACTGTATAGTACCGTCTGCCATTTTGACCGGCACACCTGTTGTTCTATCTAATCCAGTATTACGTAGTGTCACTCGTTGTCTAGGAGTAGTATCAGTACCGCTAGTGTTTGATTCCTTATTACGTGTTTCTTCTAAAAATTGTTGCATCTTTCCTATAATATCGCCTTGAACTTTACCTTCAAGGATATCGTTAAAGTCACTCATTGTATTATCAGGAATAACAATTCCCATGTCACCAAAGAGACCTGTAATCATTTCTTTAGTAATTTTTCCACCGTTAATTGTACTATTAACAGCTTTCATTCCCGCTAAGGCAAATGTTAAACCAAATCTATTAAATTGCGTGTTCAAATATGCAGTTGCTTGTGCTAGTTTATTTTGTTCCTGTAATAGACCACTATAACTATCAATAGTTTTCCCTCCTGGCTTTAACAGTTCTTTCATTCGTTCTTGAATATTTTCAGGAGTTGTACCTTTTAAATTATTAATCAATGTTAAAAAGTTTGATAACCCTTGCGCCGCTTCCGGACTTCCGCCACTTGCATACGCCGCTATATTAGTGGACATTTGGTCCATCAGTTTAGGATCTACTTTATTAGCCGCAGAAATTAATCCAGACTCAATTAATGCTTCAGGAAGTCCTTTGCCTTGTTTCAATAGTCCCATCAAGTTAGTAACTTCTTTTCCAAGGCCAGCTATGCCTTGTGTTGCTAAGAAAGAAGCCGCTTGTTCATCAACAAATCCAGTTTTAAATGAACGCACAACACTTAATGCAGTTTCAAAACTTCCAGTTAATCCTTGTAATGCAGTCACTTGATTTCTTTCAGCGTCTGACAAGTTGGCCATGAATACTCTATTTTCAATTTTTTGTGCTGCCTTGGCCGCTTCATCTTGCATCATCTTGCTATTCATACCAATAGCACTGGCAAACAAATTTAACTCTTGAGTTGATTTTAACATGCCAGCATTCATCTTACTAGAATCTTTGCCGTATCTAGCCAGTACTGCATTATAGCCCCCTTGACTTTCAGCAGTTAATAACATTTGCTCAGTGATTTGGTTCATACCAATTCCTAAACGACCATATTGTCCTATTTGATCGCCAGTCAATTCTGCAAACTGGCCTCGCATTTTTGTAAGTGTGTTTGCAACACTACTTGACCCTGCTTTTAAACTTGTCCCGTATTCACTGGTAAGTTTTATAAGTCCTTGTATGTCTGTACCTAGTGCAATTGATTGTTCTGCAAGATGGCCAAAATCACCAGCCACAACTCCACCAATCTGCATCATTTTGCCATAAGCATTAAATTGTTCTTGCAATTGGCTAACGCTATTGGCTGCAAATTCCATTGTCTTACTAAACACTCCAGTACCACGACTCATTGCTTGAAAAGCATAACTGGCATTATTAATATTAGAGTCCATACCACGTATGACTCTTCCAATGCCTTCAAGTCCATTAAACATCTTTTCCAATGCTTTGGAAGAAGATTTAGTAGCAATAGTGTTCTTTACTTTTTCTTTGGTATTAACACCAGTAGCAGTCGTATTACCAGCGGTTGCTGGTTTTCCAGTAATTGTTGCGCCTTCTATCGCTTCTAAAAGTTGATAGAGAGTTTCCTCCGTGGCCATGTTTTTCAACAAGACATCATTGCTTCCTATACTACCCGTTACTGATCCAGCCATTTTAAATCTCCCAGAAAACTGCGCATATAAATACAGTCCATACTATATTTATTGGAGTTGTCAACCGTGAGTAAAACCAAAAATCCGTTAACGGCCTATATGCGCCGTCCAAAGATGTTCCTAAAACTACCAAGTCAAGGAAGATACTGGCCTGATGGAGCATTAGAATACAATGAAAACAATGAGTACGAAGTTTTTGCAATGACTGTGAAAGACGAGTTGATGTTAAAAACTCCTGATGCATTGCTCAACGGATACTCAACAGTTAGCGTGATTCAAAGCTGTGTCCCAGCAATTAAAGATGCATGGCAAATACCTAGCATTGATTTAGATGCTGTATTGATTGCTATCAGAATAGCCAGTTATGGTGAAAAGGTAGAAATGAATATCAAAATTCCAGGAACCAATGAAGAAGAACCATTTGAAATTGATATTCGCCCTATGTTGGACAGTATTGTTAATGATGTATATTGGGACGCTAACATCACAGTTAATGAAGATATCAGTGTAATTGTTCGCCCTATTAATTATAAAGACATGACTAGAGTCAATATAATGAATATGGAAGGTGAACGTATACTTCGTATGATGCTTGAACCAGACATCAGCGAGGAAGGCAAAGTTGAATTTATGAATAAAGCCGCTGAACAACTAGCAGAAGCAAATGTAGTTCAAGTAGTTAACGGCATCGAACGTATTGACACGCTCAATGGTAGCACTGAAGACAAAGAGCATATCAAAGAATTCTTAGCCAACGCAGACCCAACAGTGTTTAAAGCAGTAAGCCAAAGATTCAAAGAGTTAAATGAAAAGAATTCCTATTCATCTATTACTGTACAAACTCCTCCACAGTATATAGCACAAGGTGCACCAGAAACTATTACAACTAACTTTGAGTTTGACTACTCACGTTTTTTCGTATAAGGCTTTTGTCTATGAATCTGGCTGAGATTATCCAATACACAGATAATTTGGATAAGCAAGCAAAAGCCCTTATTAAAAATACACTCAGACAAGCATGGCACATGCGTGGTTCTTTAAATCTTGATGAGGCATATATGCTTGATGCCGAACAATCAGAAGCTATCGATGAGATTATTAAAGAGAACTTTGAATTTACTAAAGAAACTAAAATTCCATTTATCTAAGTAGTCTATTGAAATGAGCTAAAGCTCATTTGTTCATCACTTACGTGATTCACATTTTATTTCTTATTTGTATTAGAGTAAATTGCGAAGCAGTTTTAATATTATCTAGATTAATCAGCCACACTTCGCCCTGGCGGGCGAAATGAAATTGTGAACATTATCTGAGTAGCACAACCACTTAGTGTTATGGCGTTGCAGAGGCGGTCATCCGGTACCTCGAGCCATGTCTTCATATGACGGCAGTAAACAAATATACACTAACATACTTGCTTACGTAGGGTTTTTCTCCCTTCTTTTAGCCTTTGTCGAATTATTTTCAAATAGCGAAACCAGTTATAGGCATATCTGATCCACGTCCTGTTAAGGATAGTCGCTAAGTGCTCTGTACAGCGCAGAGTCTTCCGTCCCCGTTATTATCCGGTTGTCGCTAGGCACCCGATTTTAGCCGGTGCGAGCTTTGTACTGTGTTACTTTGCCAGGGATTTGATTATGTGAGAGCCATGTACACGGACTTGAATATGTCCGTTATAATATTCGTCTGATTCTAATACTTTACGATCAAACTGTTCTTTTGCTTCGACGTATGATGTATGTGCCTTGCTATTGCAGTAGTGCAATATCTCTCTTGTGAATTTGTCTTTGCCTAATGCTTCTATGTCTGCTGTTAAATTTGGACTTGAGCCATAATATGTTTGCCAGTCGCTGTCTATTTTACCGCGAATTTTCTTTTTCTTCTTGATGCCGTTCTTTTGTTTAACGACTTTGTAGGTTGTCTTACTAAACTTTGCTAATTTTTTACCGATATACTTACGCCCTGTTACTGTGTTGGTAATAATATAAACAAAACCAACACAGTCTTCAGGGAGTTCTTCAACGATGGTACCTTGATAGTACCAAGACATTAAACCGCCTTGGTGTCTTTACGAGCATTCTTCTCTGCTGTGATTTCGTTACGACGGGTTTTTACTGCTTTCGCTAGCTCTGCTAGCGCCTTGCGAGCGCGAGTTCCAGCGGCGTTATTACCTTTGACAAACTTATCATCTTCCGCTTTCCATGCTGCCAAGTTGTCTTCGATTAGTTTAATTGTATCACTCATTTGTTAAGTCCTTTGTAGTTTGTCTTCGTGGCTTAGGTCCTTTACGAACATAACCCTTCTCTTTCCATTCGGCAACATTTTTTTGACGTATCTCCCATTGTTCCTGGTTAACCATGTCGTGAATTTGTTTACCTGCTTTTAAAAGAGCCTTCATTGCCTTACGAACAGCAATAGCATTTGCTCTAATAGAATTTTCCTGCCAGTTATGATAAGCTCTATGATAATCTAATATTAGATCAATAAACTCGTCATGCTCTTTATCTAGCATATTACTTACACCACGGCCTCAACTAAATCCGCATCATTTGAATAACTGGTAAAACCATTCTCTTTTATCACATGAAGAATGTTATTGACACGCCCTGCAAGTTCATCTTTATGTGATATAAGGTATATATTCTTATTGCGTTCACGTGCCATCTTCTTTAGAATGCTTAAACTAGCTTCAACACCTGCGGCATCCATACCTGCATCAATTAATTCGTCAATAAACAGCAAATTAATAGGCTGATAAAGACTTTCCCACACATCTCTAAATGCCCAAGACAGGCTTAAGATTAGTCTATTTCGTTCACCTCTACTGAGATTGTCAAAGTCTAAGTCCTGTCCAAGTTGTGTAATTTCGACGTTTAAATCGTTCAAAAATTTCACTTGATGCGGTAATCCGCTCTTGGCCAAGTAGTAACTTAGACGTTTATTCAAGTAGGCCAAGTTTTGATCTATGATTTTCTTGCGAATAAAGCTATCTTTATTAGTCAATAGCTTATGTAGGAACTCCATATGATCCTTCATAGAAGTTAATGTATTAACCGTATCCCAACTGATTTCCTGTAGTGCTGTATTTTTAAGCTCTTCTACTTGTTCTAAGTAAGGATTTGCTTCAGTTTCACGTGCTTTCTGTGCAGTTTCTAAACTTTCTACGTTGTTTTTGTGGTTGTATGCTTCTTCAGCAGTGTCGTAGTAAGTATGCGGTCTTCCGTTGATATCACCAATGTCGTTTATTTCTTTAATAACAATAGTGAGATCATTATTGACCTTATTCAAATACTCTGCACTATCCGTCAAGTTCTTTTCAGCAACAACTCGCATTTCTTCATGCTTGTGATCATGTAGTTCTTGCTCACAAGACGGACATTTCTTATCATCTAATGTTTCTAATTCATTAGTATACTTGCCTACAGTCTTGTCAGCTTGCCCTACAGCAGTTTCTAAAGTTGCTTTTTGTTTATTAAGAGCTTTGATTTTGGCATATTGCTCATCATAAACTTTTAATCTGGCATGCTTTGCAATTTCTGCTTCGATGTCAACAGAGCGCAACTCTGCAATTGCTTTGGAGTAACCGTGTATGTCCTGTTCTCGCTTGGTTTCCCAGGCTTTGCTTTTAGTAGTGAGGCTATCGATGGATTGTTGAACTTTTTCATTGCTGGTCCTTATGCTATCAATTTTAAATGTTTCTACTTGGATACTATCTTTGACTTCTTTTGTCTGAAGTTTTAAAGATTCTGCTTTTTCACTTAATAATGTTATGCCTAAGAGTTGTTCAATTACTTCTCTTTGATCGTTTGCCCTCATGGCAAGGAACGGTTCTGTGTAGGTATTCAAACAAACTAGATGTTTGAACATTGTATGGCTCATCCCTAATAGATGTTCGATGGCCTTTTGTGTCTCTCTGCTGTCGCCTTGTGCATCATCGTCTGCATCTTCTGCGCTTTGCTGTACATGATCCACATAAAACTTTAATAAGTTTGGTTTGCGACCACGTTCAATTTTAAATTGTTTACCATTAACATCAAACTCCACAGTAACCAACATGTGTTTACCATTTGTTTTGTTAATTAGATTTTCTTTTTTGATTTTTGTTAGTGCTTCGCCGTATAAAGCATAGCTAAGGGCATTGACAATAGTTGTTTTACCAGTGCCGTTACGACTACCACTATCATCTCCGCCTAAATCTAAGTTTTCACCTAGCACAAGTGTCAAGAGATTTTTATCAAAATCAACAGCTTGGGTTTGATTACCCACGCTCATAAAGTTTTTTACTGTTATATTTTTTATTTTAAACATTAAAGTCCGTTATAGATACTTAAAAGAGTATTCTTATCATATGTTCCGCTTTCTAAAGCAACAATCTGTTCTGCTACAATCTGATCAACGCTTTCAAACTTTACATCTGTTGCATCATCAATTAATCCTTCTAGATTATCTTTTTCAGTAATCAAACTAAGTTCACGTATGTCATGTTCTTTCATAAAAGTTTCTTTAATGAAATTGGCTTCTTCATACGTGATGTCGATATCCAGCGTAACACGCAAATACATCTTACTCTTTATAATAGCATCTTTCTCATCGATAAGTCTACTTAATTTTATTGTACGATACTTAGGACAATCCGGCCAATCAATATATTGGGGAACGCCGCCCCAATCTAAAATCATCATACCTCTTGCATCGTCCCATGCATCTGCATAATTGTGAGGGAAGGCATTACCAATGTAATGTATTTTGTCTTGATTTTGTCGCTTGTGGAAGTGTCCACTAAACACATACTCCTGATGTTTGAAGTGTGAAACTTGCAACTCCCCATGATCAGGCATCTGAACCATTGCATTCATGTAAAACAATGGTAATTCAAAGTGTCCAAAAATGTACTTGCTTTTTAAATTGCTAACGTGTTTCCATTCTTCACCCACAAGCCACGGAAGGATAGTAACTCCACCTTCCGTGAACTCTCCATTAACCATATTAATGTTAGGAAAAAGTCTCCCGTACTCTAAACTGTGTAAATCACGTTTGTCTTTATAGTATTGATCGTGGTTTCCCGTAATGACATGCACTTTTTCAAATGCGCCATTAAGTTTTTCCAAGGCACGAACGGTATAATTCATTGTGCCAACGTCAGTACTATTACGATTATGATGCCAGTCCCCTAAGAAAATGGCAGTTTCACAACCTTCTTTTTTAGCAGTATCAATAAACCAATCAACGAAATCCATACAGTCTTCGTTGTGTAATCTACTGTTGCTCTTTAAGCCAAAGTGAATATCAGTAAAGCAGGCTACTTTTTTAAACAGGTTCATCTTCATCCTCTGGAGTATCTGCACTCTTCTCCATTTTAAAGTTTTTGTAGAGTGCGGCTTGTCTAGCAGTTTCTTCAGCATACTCTTGCTGATTTTGTCTAGTAAAGCTAGGCGCTAGTCCGTTTTCTTCTAATATATCATCACGGATATTTTGCATACGTTTTTCAATATTCAATACACGGGTAAAACTATTTGTAACTGCGGCAGTATAGTATGCAAACGGGTTTTCACTTTTACTTTCATCAAACTGTAGACCAATTTGACTTAGCTGTAAAATCGCCTGTCCTTTCATTTCTTCTACATACGTGTATCCACGCCAGTTACTACGTTGGGCATAGCGTTCTGCTAACATCAAATACATTTTGCCTAACTCTTCAGTAATGCGTCCGTGCTCTTTATTGAACTCACCCTTCTTTAAATCACCCTTCCAATGACTTTTGCCAATACAGACTAAATTATCTTTCTTGTCAAAACCCCAATGTTGGTAGGGAGGGAAGTTACATCGTTCATGACTATCAGCAACGCTCTTGACCGTTTTCTTTCTGCCCGGGGCAAGTGGCACATGCTCAAATGTCATTATCCTAAACACTAAATCTGTTTTCTCTACTTTCTTGTAATCGACTACAAAGTCGGCCATTTTGATATCTTTTACTCCGGCCGCTTTTTGTTTTGCCCATTCTAAATACCCTAGGCGCTTTGCTCTATTTCTCTTTGCTTCTGCAATGGTTCGAATGTTGATTTTTTCTAAACTTGGCAATATGATATCATGATTTTCTGCTTCTTTCGATATATATGAACCATAGGTTGCTTTACTTTTGTGAATCTGTAATAGTAAGTCCCTATTGTTTAGATATTTGCTCTTTCTACCTGTTGTTGTTATTGTCATATTTGTAGAACTCCTAACTATCATTATAAACTAAGCACTTAATTTTGTCAATAAATATTGTTGGAGATTGACAAAATGACTGATTTTATAGATTCACTCGGAAAAGGCGTTGCCCAATTCCAAGATACTTTTGGCGTCGTTGGAATGAATAACGGTGCTTCCTTGATACGAGCCGCCGCACTTGGTAAACCTGTACAGGGTTCTTATAAAGTTGGATTTAACGGAACCGATAATCAAGCATCTATTAATAATAGAGTTTATATTAAAATTCCAAGTTACTACTGTCCTAACGGAACTTTGACATACGCTCTGTCTTCGGAAAAAGGATTGGGATGGCAAGGTATATATTTTCCTGTAACTCCAACTGTGCGACAAGACTATAAAGCTAACTGGGTAGCAACGGCTCCCCAACAAAGTAATTATGCTATCTATTCATACAACAACACAGATGTTGGAACCATTAGTGTTAGCGGACAGTTTCCAGTTCAAACACCTGACGAAGGATATTATTGGCTAGCTACAATTAATGCTTTGAGATCTTTAACTAAGATGAGAACAGGTAGAGATCAAGTTCCAGGTGCACCTCCTCCAGTGTGTAGATTTTTTGCATATGGTGCAAATATATATGACAATATTCCTGTAGTAATTGGCGACTTTAGTATAGAGCTACCTGCAGATGTTGATTACGTAACCAGCTATAATTTTAATGGACAACTAACCAAAGTGCCAACATTAAGTACCATAACAATGAATTTAATCCCTGTATACAGCAGAAGAGAAATGTCCAACTTTAGTGTTGACAAATTTGTTAAAGGTACACTTGACGGACAAGGATATCTATAATGGCCTATTACAGTAACTATTCCCCATATAAAGAAACTCCTATTAAAGGAAATTATCTTGACGTCTGGACAGCAAGAACTGTACCTATATCAGAAGACGATGTATTAGTAGATTTACCATCACAATACGAATATAGACCTGACATGTTAGCATTTGATGCTTATGGTGATCCTCGCCTATGGTGGGTGTTTGCAGTTAGAAATCCTAGCGTAATAAAAGATCCAATTTATGATTTGGTATCAGGTGTAAAAATTTACATACCACAAAAACAAAGTCTACTTAGTTCATTAGGTACAGCATAATGGCAGGCATTACTATTGGATTAAACGGAACAAAAGTTAATTCCGTACAATCTTTATTAAACGCTTTTATAAACACCGACTCATTGAGCTTCCCCAATGAGAATATATTACATAGATATAGAGTATTCAATTATGTTATAACATTGGCCATTGTGTCCCCCGAAGAGTATAACACACAAAGTTATAAAACTAAAGGGTTTAATTACATTGTATTCAAAAGTGCTGGCAAACCATTTGGTGCTCAAAAGCCTGCATCAGGAAAAACATTAACTTCTGACCAAATTGATCTAAATGCATTTGCAAAAAGTGGACAAGGGCAGTATGATTTTTATTTAGAAGACCTATATATTAAATCAGCATTTGGCAAACAGCAAGACTGGGCAACGAGTTTAAAATTAAAAATTATTGAACCATACAGTATTGATAATTTTATGAAAACAGTGCAAACAGGTCTAAGAAGCAAAGGTTTTAAAAACTTTGAAAAAGGTTGCCCGTTTATTGTTAAAATTGAATTTGTTGGATATAAAGACGGAGCCACAAGTACTCTTAGTGAAGAGCCTGAGATGATACCTTTTGCTACTAGATACTATCCTGTTATGATGCAAAGTATCAAAGCATCGTTAACTAAACAAGGTACTGCTTATGAATTAACAACTGCGCCACTTAATGAGGCGGCAGTATATGATGATATTAATAAAGTAGCATCAAGATTTACTGTTAAAGGTAATACACTTGGTGAAGTCATGAAAGATTTAGAAAAGCAATTAGAAGATTACGCTACTCAAAAAGAACAAGAATCAAAATATCTGTCCAATCGATATAAAATAGCTTTTGCAAAATATAATAACGGCGTACTAGAACGTGGTGATAATGACCTAAGTAAGATTGAAATGTATAACCAGTTCAGTGATGTTGGCAACAGAGAGTTTTCTTATAATAAAGACGGCTACTTAATATCAAACCCAAAAGATAATGAAAAAACAGGCCAAAAACAATTATTATTTCAAGTTAATGGAGCCGCAGGGTTAATAAAAATTATTGATACATTGGTCCTTGATAGTCAATATATTGCACAACAAATTAAAAACAAATTTTCCACAGTGGATAAATCAGGTAATTTTGATTACTATAGAATAATACCAGAAGTCAAACTAAAAACTTATGATGCCTCTGCTGGACGTATGATATATGAAACAACATATTTGATTGTACAGATAAAAATCAGTAAAGGTAGATTGGCTATGAACGTCAATCCTTTATCGCCTGCTGAAATTGAACGGTCCTTAGCAAGAACATATCAATGGCAGTACACTGGTGAAAATAGAGACATTATTAATTTTAATATTGATTTTAATATGTTTTGGGTTAGACTTTTAGAAGCAGGATACGGACAAACTGGTGCATTGCCAGGTCAAGATGCAGGATCTGCAAGCGAAGGACGTGTGCAAGCACAGGCCCCTACCGCAGGCGAAGAAGCGGGCAACGGTACAACTGCGTCAATGGCTCCTTCAATTGTTGCTAACCATCCACACAGCAACAAGAGTACAAATGACAGCGGTAATGCTAGGACGTCAGCTGAAACTGATCCTAATTATAGACTTGCTAAAACCATACATAACAATATTAATAATCCTTATGAAAAAGTTATGTTTGATATGGATCTTTTAGGAGACCCAATGTGGTTAGGCTGTCAATTTATTGATTCAAATTTAAAAATGGGTGGGGATTCGGATACAAATCTTTTCACAACAGATGGTGGCTTTGCACTTAGGACCGTTGAGCCTAGGATCAAAGTGCTGGCTTACGCACCAATTGATTTTAATTCAGATGGTCTATTAGTATCAGACGGATCACTCTCAAACTCACCTAAATTAGGATTTGGGCCATTAGCACCTTTTCCAAAATATGATGACAACTCAACACCAACCAATCCTGGATTGCCAGTTGGCCGTTCTCCAACATGGAGTGCATATTACCAAGTTACTGGTGTTGAGAGTTTCTTTCAAGGCGGCGTTTTTAAACAAAAATTAAAAGGCTATAGACTCTACACAGAAGAACAAGTAGACCCAAGTGTGCCTGTAGCTAAAAAGGAATAACAAATGACAACAACAACTTTATTTGAATGGCGCCCAGACAACAGGGTAACAACATTTGTAACTGCCACCCAACGTACCAACGTTGGAAACTTTATTAACTTTTCTCTACAAGGAGATCAGTTTGGTATATCAATTGGCGGAACATTATCTTCAATACCACAATTAGCACAAGTGTCAGCAATTATACAAGGGGTACTTGGAATATTTGGATTAGGGCAAACTGCGCCAGAACCGCCTGCGCAACTTAAAACTATTACAGTAGATGCTGGTGTTACGTTGGCAACATTATTTGGAGCAAGCCAAGGTATTAACTTTTTAGTACAAGTGTTACGTGGCAAAATTGAACAAATTAAAAATTATGTAGAAAGTGCAATTACAAGTATACAAAATTTAATTCAGTGCGTATTAAAAAATCCTCTATTGGCAGCGGCATTATTAGCGAAGATTATTAGGCAAGGTTGGTTAACTATGCCTGTTGGTTTGCGAGAAGCATTGGAGAAGGCAAGAGATATTATTAACGGCACTATTGGTCTAAACATTTTAGTCTATAATCCACTGGCAAAATTGATTGCTTTTATTAAAAAATTATTATCATATAAATTTCCACCTCCGTTCCTATTACCGTTTATTCCCTTTATTCCTGGTTGTAGTCCTGCTTTCTATTCAGGACGCCCTCCAACTACGTTGAGAGATACAACTGCAATTGTGAATCCACAAACAATTACAGTCTCTGGTGGATTTACAAGTCAAATCAATACACCTGCTGTAATCCCTTTGGAAATTGGTCCAGGAAGAAATCCTAACTTAGCACTAACTCCATTAGAGTTAGCCAACTTAGGGCAAGAATATAATCCTTTTGATTTATATACATCAGGAACTATTGGAAAAACATTAAACTCTGATCTGACTGTTGACAACTATCCTCTAAGACCAACAGCAACTAACTCTGCTACAAGACAAGTACAGGATCAATTATTATCTGCTAGGACAAAGGTAGTAAATGATATTACTGTTCTAAATAAAGATATTAGCAGAGCAGGCTTTATACCTAGACCAAATCCTCTTGACGAACTATTATGTAAACCAGGCGAGTTATAATGTCTTACAATACGAATCAAATTAAAAAGACAGCACACAAGCCAGATTTTAATCCTGGCCCGTTCATTGCTGAAGTTGTTGATCACAGAGATTCAGATAAAATGGGAACATTAAAAGTTCAAATTTTGTCAGGTACAGCTGGTGCTGGATATGCAGACGAAGCTGGATTTAGTTATGTTGATTATTGTCCGCCATTTTATGGAACAACTCCATATGCGGCTATGGATCCTAATGCTAGAGCTTCAAGCAGTACACAACAAAGTTACGGATTTTGGATGGTCCCGCCAGACATTGGCACAAAAGTTTTAGTAATGTTTGTTGAAAGTGATGACAATAGAGGTTATTGGTTAGGATGTATTCCAGAAAAATATATGAATCATATGGTTCCAGGAATTGCTGCCAATCAGTATACTGAATTAACTCCTCAAGAAAAACAACGTCTAGGATACGATGAAAATTCAGGAGTACCTGTAGCTGAAATTAATAGACGTTTAATAGATAAAACTGGCACACTTGAGACTGACAAAATTAAAAAGCCATTACATCCTTTTGCACTACGTCTTGCAGAACAAGGGTTACTTAAAGATCCAATTCGTGGAACTACGACCAGTAGTGCAAGACGTTCATCAATTAGTAATGTATATGGAATTAGTACACCTGGACCACCTGTATTAAAGAAGCAATATAATATGGGATCTAAATCTAATCCAACTCCTGTGTATACTGAAAGAGAAGGTGGTACACAATTTGTTATGGATGATGGAAACATATCTAAAGATGAAAAAACAGGCAAGCGTGGAATCACTGATGAATTAGTTAGAATACGTACTAGAACAGGCCATCAAATTTTACTGCACAACAGTAGTGATTTAATTTATATTTGTAACAGTAAAGGCACGGCTTGGATGGAATTTACCAGCAATGGTAAAATTGATATATTTGCACAGGATAGTGTAAGTATACACTCTGAAAATGATTTCAACTTCCGTGCTGACAGAGACGTTAATATAGAAGCTGGCCGTAATATTAATATGAGTTCTGTTAACTCCACACACTTTGAAGCTGGTTCTTGGATTGAAGGGGTTGCGGCGCTTGAAGTTAACTGGAGTGCGGTAAAACATGTTAACCTTAATGCAGGGGGAAAAATAAGATTGACTTCTATGGTTAATGCTACTAACCCCTTGTCAACTGGTATTGATTTATACGCATTATCTGGTAATTTAAATGTATATTCTTTACGTGATGTTAAGATACAAACTCCCGCCGCAATGAGTTTAAAGAGTGGTCTCGGACTATCTGTAATTTCTGGCGCAGGAACAACAATTCAAAGTGGTGGAGAATTTAATCTAAGCTCAATTGGTTCAAATTTTATTACTTCAAAAATATCCAACGTGTTCAGCGCAACTACTTCTCATATTGAGCGAGCCGGCCTCATTGATATGAATGGTCCAACTCCTGCGCCTGTAAGTGCTACAGCCGCTACAAACTTAGCAACTGCATTAGACGCATTAACATTATTGCCAGAATCTGCAACAAGTGTTGAATTTTTAGACACTTACAGTTTGCCTAGTAGAGGCAGAGATCCTAATGCAACTGCAGAAATGCAAAAAGGTTGGGAAAATAATAATTATTTTAGACAGCCAGATGTTAGTAGTATTACAAAACGTGTTCCAATGCACGAGCCGTGGGATCATCATGAAAACATTGACCCTGAGCAATTCACACCAAATAAAACAGATAGGGGCGGATAATGACCATTAAAAAAGTTGTAATTAAATCAAGTACACCAACAAGAGATTTTGGTATTAGGACGTCGCACATTTATAAAGGGTTTAATAGTAATCTTAAAGAACAAAATTTTAAGACTTATGACTTAGAATGTGTTCGACAAGATATCATTAATCAATTTAGTACCCGTAAAGGGGAACGTGTAATGGACCCAAATCAAGGCACTATTATTTGGGACGCAATATTTGAGCCATTAACACCAGATCTAAAAGTTGCAATAGCAGAAGATATTCGTGGACTGCTTAGAGCAGAGCCAAGAGTCACAGTTGAAGCAGTCAAAGTTGACGAATATCAGTCTGGTATACTCCTTGAAATCACAGTTAGATATAACACAACTGACTTAGCACAGGTTATCAAATTAAACTTTGATAAGGAACTAGGATTAATCGCTAGTTAACTACGTATTTTATTAGTCCGATAAATATATTATCGGAGACTAAAATACAAATGGCAAGCACAGAACGACAAAATTCTTTACTGGTCGCTGAAGACTGGACCAAGATATATCAAACGTTTCAAAACGCAGACTTCAAATCCTACGATTTTGAGACTATTCGTAGGAGCATGGTTGACTACTTACGTCAAAACTATCCTGAAAATTTTAACGATTATATTGACAGCAGTGAGTATGTAGCACTCATTGACATGATTGCTTTCCTAGCACAAAGCCTAAGTTTCCGTATAGATTTAAATGCTAGAGAAAATTTCATTGATACTGCTCAACGCCGTGATAGCGTTCTTAAGCTGGCCAAGCTAATCAGTTACAATCCTAGAAGAACACAGGCCGCAAACGGCTTCTTAAAAATTGTTTCAGTTATGACAACTGAGAACGTATTTGATGCAAATGGCACAAACATTAACAATCGAGTGATTGCATGGAACGATCCAACTAATCAAGATTGGTATGCACAGTTTACGTTAGCAATGAATTCAGCAATGTCTACAGCAGTATTTGGGCGTCCAAATGCTAGTAAATCAATTAACGGTATTGCAACAGAATTATATAAACTTTATACACTTAATACTGATGTTCCTATTTTTGGATTCAATAAAACAATAGGTGGCATCCCAATGACGTTTGAGCTTGTTAGCTCAACATTTGCTGATCAAACATATCTATATGAAGAACAGCCTTTAATGGGTAATCAATTCAGTGTTGTGTACAAAAATGATAACAAAGGTAGCGGTAGCAAAAACAGTGGTTGGTTTGTACAATTCAAAGAAGGCAATTTACAAAGTTCTGATTTTGCCTTAGAGACTGCAACCTCTAATGAAGTTGTTGGCGTTGATGTTGAAAATATTAATAATACAGACGTGTGGTTGTATAAACTTAATGCACAATCTCAACAGGCTGAATTGTGGACTAAGCTAGATAATACTAGCGGAACAAATGTAGTTTATAACAGTGTCAAAAATAAAGTAAGAACATTTTATAGTGTAAGCACTAGAGAAAACGATCAAATTGATTTAAATTTTAGTGACGGCGTATTTGGCGACCTGCCAATGGGAGCATTTAGATTATACTACAGAACTAGCAACGGGTTGAGCTATATTGTTACATCAGAAGAAATGAGTAATATACAAGTTAAACTTCCTTACTTGTCTAAAAATGGTCAAGCACAAACATTGACTATGGTATTGAACTTGCAGTCAAGTGTTTCAAATAGTGCTACTTCAGAAACAAATGACAGCATTAGACAAAATGCTCCACAAGTGTATTATACACAAAACAGAATGATTACAGGTGAGGACTACAATATTGCTCCTCTAACTGCTAATCAAGATATTATAAAAATTAAGAGTGTTAACAGATCAAGTAGCGGTATCAGTCGTTACTTTGATATTAACGACCCAACAGCTAGATATAGTTCAATCAACTTATTTGGTAATGACGGTGCAATTTATAGAGATGTATATTCTTCAAGTTTTAGCTTTGAGTTTGCATCCAAGAATGAAGTATATGGAATCATTAAATCAAAAGTAGAGCCATTGATCTCCTCAGAGTCAATGAGAGATTTTTATTATGAGATTTTTAATAGACCAATTGTTAATCAGACAGAGATTGTTTGGAAAACCGTTTCTAAAACTGTAAATCAAGCCACTGGCTATTTGATGAATTCAAATAGTTTACAAGCAGTGCCAGTAAGTCAGTTTACACAGTCTACTTTAAAATACGTCAAGTCTATGGCGTTGATTAAATTTGAACCTCCAGCTGGAAAATATTTTGCTCCTAATGGAACACTTGTTTCAACACAATCTAAAAATACAAAAACATATATTTGGAGTGAAGTGTTGTACGTTTCAGGTGATGGCAGTAATTTAGGAACTGGCGTTGATGATTTAGGACAAGGATTGATTGGATTGGCAACGCCTGTTCCAGATGGAGCAATCCCTACACAAATTATTCCTGTACTAGTAACAGATATTCCGTTTGCATTTGAAACAGAAATTGCAAATCAAATTATGCTACGAAGAGACTTTGGTCTACGTTATGATAGAGATAATTCTGCATGGAACATGATCACGTCTAGTAATTTGGACACAACAAATGATTTTTCATTAACCCATGCAGGTGACATTAGTAACTTGGGAATAGATGCAAGTTGGTTAATTAATTTTAGAAATGATGGCGGAGTTTACATTGTTTCTTACAGAGGTTTAGATTATATTTTCCATAGTGAAAAAGAAATAAGTTTTTACTTTAACAAACAAGATAAAAAATATAGTAGTAAACTTGGAACACCTTTAAAAGATTATGTTACTATTCTTGGAATAAATGAAGACCCATTTACCAGCAATGCTATGGGACAAGAGTTTAAATGGGAATTGGTAGATATGATAGCTAACGATGATGGCTACTTGGATAACAATAGAATTAAAATCTCCTTATTTGATAAAACAGGTGATGGCATTATTGACGATCCAGATTCATTTAGTAAAATTGTTGCGCCCGAGTTACTAGATCCAATTTCAGGAACAAAGCGTTCTTTTGTGTATATTCAAATACAAAACATCAATGATCAAGCAATTAGAACGTTATTAGATCCTAATGAAATTATTACATTTAACAGTGAATTAGACATTGTTAGTTTAGGTTCATACGATGTTGGACAGCTATTTTATTTTTACAGCTCAACAGAAGATGTTGTTAAAAGATTAGATGCAACAGCAGGACTAGTACTTGATAATTCAATTATTGCATACTCAGGTCGTAATAATATTAAGTTTCAATACGTACACGTTGCAACACAAGATTATAGAATTGATCCAAGTAAGTCAAACTTAATTGATGTTTATTTGCTGACTAAAACATATGATGATCAAATAAGAAGTTGGATTTTAAATCAAGTTGGTGATCCTCCAGCTCCGCCTGACTCAAATGAATTGTTTAACAACTTTGGAGCCAATTTAAATTCTATCAAAGCAATTAGTGATGAAATTGTTTATCACTCGGCCAAATATAAATTACTATTTGGCACTGGCGCAGATGTTAACTTACAAGCAAAGTTCTATATCATTAAAAATAGTAAGTCTACTATAAATGATAACGATGTTAAATCAAGAGTTATTACAGCAATGAATCAATATTTCAGTTTAGAAAATTGGGATTTTGGCGACACATTCAATTTTGGCGAGTTGAGTGCTTATATCATTAAAGAATTAAGCCCAGAAGTAGTTAATTTTATTATTGTTCCTAGTGCCCCAGAAAAATATTTTGGAAGTTTATTCCAAGTATTCAGCATGCCAGACGAAATATTTTTAAGTACTGCTGATGTTATGGATTTAGAAATAATAGATACTATTACTGCTGGCCTATTAAAAACAAATGGCGCTACTGCAATCTCAAACAATTTAGGTTAATGGATTAAACATGAGTAAAAGAAAGACGGTTAATTTCCTTCCAGTTCATTTTAGAACTGATGCCAACGAAAGATTTTTCTCTGGCACACTAGATCAATTAATTCAGCAACCTTCCTTAAAGAAAATTGATGGATTTATTGGAAGCAAATTTGTTAAAAATTATAACCCTGCAACAGATTCATACCTTAATGAAACTACTGGCATTAGAGAACAATACGAACTTGAACCAAGTATCGTCTTGCGAAACAGTGTTACAGAACAAACTGAATTTACAAAAAACTACGAAGATATTTTAAATGCTATTTCTTATTTTGGTGCAGATACTAGCAATCAAGATAGTACATTTAAACAACAAAGTTATGCTTGGACTCCTTATATTAACTGGGACAAGTTTGTTAATTACAGAAATTATATTTGGGTTCCAAACGGTCCAGAGACAATCACGGTAACTGGTCCAGAACTTGAAATTGCTAGTACAATTAAAGTAAAAATTGTCACTGATGAAATGGGTTCATATTGGAATTTTAGTACTGATGGAGTAGCATACAATCCAACATTAACTTTGTATAGAGGATTGAATTATATATTTGAAGTTGATACAGTAGACCAACCATTTTATATTAAGACAAGAAGAACAACTGGTTCTTCTAATATTCTACCTGGTGTACTTAACAACGGAGTGACTAAAGGTAGTGTAGTTTTCCAAATTCAAGAATCAACACCTGGAACATTATTTTATCTAAGCGGCAACGACCCTACTATATTTGGAAAATTTCTAATCAGAGATTTAGTTGAAAGCACTCAACTTGACGTAGAGAATGAAATTATAGGAAAGAAAACATATTCATTTGGCAACGGAGTTCCGTTGAGTAATGGTATGCATATAACTTTTAATGGAAATATTACACCTGAAAGTTACAAAGGTAAAACATATTTGGTTGAGGGTGTTGGAAGTAGTATTACATTAATTGATGTTGAACAATTAGTTACTATTGAAAATTATGGATCTATTGTTGATACAAGTTTTGATCAATTTTCTTTTGATGAATTACCATTTGATAGCGTAACTAATTACCCATTAACTCCTGATTACATTACTATTAATAGTGCAAGTAAAGATAAAAATGCATGGAGCAGATATAATCGTTGGGTACATATTGATGTATTAAATGTATCTGCAGAATTAAACGGAACCCATGCAGAAATTGATTTTAAAAATAGAGCACAACGACCAATTATTGAATTCAACCCAAATATCAAGTTGTTTAATTTTGGAATAACTGCTAAAAATTATGTAAATTATTTAGATACATCAGTAACTGATGTGTTTAGTACTATTGAAGGTTCACGTGGATTTTATGTTGATGGTCAGTCATTACAGGAAGGTAACAGAGTAATATTCTTAGCTGATACTGATGCAGATGTTAAAAATAAAACGTATGTTGTGAGATATTTAGATATCAATGGTGTACAAAAAATACACCTTGAAGAAGATGTTGATGCAGTTCCAAACGAAGGCGACAGCGTATTAATTATTGCAGGAACTGCTAACGGACGTAAAACATTCCATTTTAAAGATGGCAATTGGATTAAATCACAGGCCAAGTTAGGAGTAAATCAAGCACCTTTATTTGATGTTTTTGATAAAAATGCAATTAGTTACAGTGATGAATTAGAATATAAAAATACTAATTTTAACGGAAATACTGTATTCTCCTATCAAATGGGATCAGGTGTTATTGACGCTGTGCTGGGATTCCCCGTTGTCTATAACAATATTTCAAATGTTGGTGCATATATGTTTGAAATGTCCTTATTCTCACAATCAAATACGTACATTACTAATGATACTACTATAGAAATTGCATCTAAAGATGGATTCTTATTAATTGACAACGTCTATCATAATGGCTGGACCAAGTGCAATGAAGAATCTAAACAACAAATTTTAGAATTAAAAACTGCGGCAGGCGGAGAATCTTTTGTTGAAATAACTTCCGCTAATATATTAACTCCTTTAGAATCCTTTACTGTATATAAAAATGGTACAAAAGTTCCATTAACAGAATACAATATTACTAAAGATACAGAGTATGACAAAATTTATTTGAACTTCACAGATAACTTAGTTGAAAATGATATTATTAATATTAAAGTACAGCCTGATTATGTTAAAACAGAATTTGGCCAATATGAAACACCAACAAACTTAACTAATAACCCACTTAATGAATATGCATCTGCACTATCATATGCTGAAATTTTAGATCATGTAAACTCAATTATTGCAAATGCGCCTGCATTTGATAATTTAAGAGATACAGTTGATTTAGAGCAATATGGAAGACGTTTTGTACAACACGAGGGGTTGATTTCTTTAGCAGGATTATTCTTAACTGAAAAAGAATATAACATTATTAATTCTCTACGTTGGAGTGGACTTGAGTATCAAAAGTTTAAAATTTCTATCATACAAAGATTTAATGAATTAAGCAATTATCTAAAAGTATCTGATGCATTGGATAATATTTTAATTGACATGTCAAAAGAAAATAATGTTAATACACCATTTTACTTTAGTGATATGTTGCCGTTTGGACTCAATAGAAAAATATATTCTTATACAGTTAAAAATATAGAAGTTGATTCTTATGCATTAGGAACAGAACCATTTAATAATACTGTATTATCTAATCAAGCAGTTTTGGTATATATTAATGATCAACAGTTAACGTATGGTCTTGATTATGTATTTGATACTGTAAACCCATTAGTTATATTTTCTAAAACTTTGAATTTAAACGATGTAATTGATATTAAAACATATTCAAATACTGCCGGTGCATGTATGCCACCAAGCCCAACTAAGCTAGGCTTATACCCTGCTTTTAGACCTACTAAATTTATTGATAATACTTATTTGAATCCTGTTGAAGTGATTCAAGGCCATGACGGAAGTATTACAGTTGCTTATGGTGATGCTAGAGACGAATTGATTTTAGAATTAGAAACACGTATTTTTAATAATTTAAAAACAAAATACGATATTTCAATATTAGATACAAACAGTATTTTGCCTGGTCGTTTTAGAAAAAACAGTCATACATTATCGCAAATAAACCAAACACTTGGTGAAGAATTCCTACGTTGGGCAGGATTTTACAATATTGATTATGTAACAAATGATAATGCCCAATATGAAAGTGTGTTTGGTTATAATTTTTCAACCCAAGCAGACACGTTAGATGGTAATTTAGTAACAGGGTCTTGGAAAAACATTTATAGATATTATTATGACACTGATAGACCACACACAAGACCTTGGGAAATGCTTGGATTTAGTGAAGAACCAAGTTGGTGGGAAAGCGAATATGGTACTGCGCCATTTACTTCTGGTAACAGTATACTTTGGGAAGATTTAGAAAAGGGTTATATTAGACAAGGTGAAAGACAGGGGTATGATGAGTTTTATGCCCGTCCAGGTTTACTACAAATTATTCCTGTAGATTCTTATGGTGACTTATTAGACCCTCTACAGACCAATATTATTAAAACTTATAACCCTGCATACGTTTATAAAAATTGGACGTTTGGTGAAGTTGGTCCGGCAGAAAATGCTTGGAGAAAATCTAGCCTGTATCCATTTGCTTTACAAATAAGCATGGCACTAAACTTGCCAGCAAAATATTTGACATTAGGGTTTGATGTTTCTAGGAACATTAAAAATTTAGCAGGACAATTAATATACTCTGACACCAATGAAAGAATACAGCCAAACAATTTAAAAGTATTTGGAACAGTTGTTGGCGGGAAATCTGTTTTGACTGCTGGATATCACAACTACATTGTTGAGTATGCTAGACAACAACATCAAGACGCGCCTACTAAAATTAAAGATTTATTAGATAGACTAGCAGTTAGTTTAACTTACAAAGTTGGTGGATTTACTAGCAAAGACAAATTTAGAATTGCCCTTGAAACAGTGACCAATTATAAAGCCGCTGACACTGTATTCGTTCCAAGTGAAAATTATGAAATTATTCTTAATGTAAGTACTCCTATTGATACACTTGCTATCAGTGCTATTATCATTGAAAGAGGTGATACTGGATACATTGCTAAAGGATACGATAAAGTTAATCCGTATTTTAAAATTTACAACCCAATACACAAGCCTAATGATAAAATTGTTACAGTTGGTGGTGTAAGTGAAAACTTTATATATTGGGCCGAAAACTCAAATGTTTTAGGTGGTACTGTCGTTGCCAATGGAAACAAGTATTATAGAGCAATATCAGATCATATAACTAAATCTTCTTTTGATTCAACACTATATTATCCATTACCATACTTGCCAACGACAGGCGGAGTAGAGGTTGCTGTGGCAGCAAGTTACGAAGATGCGGTTACAATTATTCCTTACGGACAAGTTTTAACGTCAACACAAGATGTTTATGATTTTGTTGTTGGATATGGTGAATGGTTAACCAAGCAAGGATTTGAATTTTCAACTAACTCAGAAGAGTTACAAATAGTTGCAAATTGGGATCTTGCTGGAAAAGAATTTTTATATTGGAGTTTGCAACGTTGGGCAGTTAATTCAATTATTAGTCTAAGCCCATTCTCAAATTCATTAATTTATAACAGCAATAAATCTGTTGTCGATAACATTTATGATAGTTTTTATGAATATAGTTTGTTAAGAGTTGATGGAAGAACAATTGACAAAACTAATGTTGACATTTCAAGAGAAGGAAACAAATTTACAATTAGTACAGCACGTAGTAAAACAGACGGCATATTTTTTGCTAAGATTAATTTAGTACAAAAAGAACACTGTCTTGTAATGGATAATAAAACCATATTCAATGATTTAATTTATTCTACTACATCTGGTTACAGACAGAACAGATTCAAAGTTAAGGGATTTATTACTGATAACTGGGAAGGGGACTTCTATGTTCCTGGTTTTGTTTATGACGATGCAATGATTGATGATTGGCAAATTAATGTTGATTATCATGTAGGTGATGTTGTCAAATATCAAACAAAATATTATCAAGCAATAAAAAATATTCTTGCAACTGATATATTTGATTATGCAAATTGGAGTTTACTAGGTAAAAAACCAGTGGCGCAACTACTTCCAAACTTTGAATATAAGATACAACAGTTTGAAGATTTCTATAGTTTGGATAATGTAAGTTTTGACGCAAGTCAACAAAAATTTGCACAAAAAATAATTGGGTATGTTCCAAGAAATTATTTGAACAGTTTAATTCCTGACGAAACTAGTCAGTATAAATTCTACCAAGGATTTATTAGAGAAAAAGGAACAGCACTTCCACTAGAAAAGTTTAGCGTTGCTAATAACTCTACACTTGGATCACATATTGAATTACAAGAAGAATGGGCAATTAGATTAGGAAGTTTTGGCGCAGAAAACTCATATAAAGAAATTGAGTTCATGTTAGACCAAGATCAATTTTCTCAAGACCCACAAATTTTTGAATTTGTTGTTGATTCAAATAAAATTTCTAACTCACCAAGTTACAAACTATTGCCTGATCAAGTATTAACAAAATCAATTGATTATAATGGAAACCCTTGGCCTGTATTAGACGTTTCAACAGCAAATGGCAACGGGTATAATCAATATCACAAACTACCAGTTGCTGGATATGTTAGATTAGATGATGTAACATACACTGGATTATATTCAAATAACATTTTATCTTTAGCAAGTAATACTGCTTTAAAAGAAGGAGATACTATCTGGATTGCAATGGACACGATTGGTGATTGGGACGTTAGACGATATACATTATCTGGCGCATCAATTATTAATTACGGTGTGGATAACAACGAACAATATATTAGTTTTAACACTGATATGCCACATGGTCTTGCAGTGAGAGATTTTGTTTCAATTACAAGATTAGATGATCCTATTAATGGTATATATGAAGTACTATCTATACCTTCTCCAGAAACATTTATTGTTAAAACAACACTAAATGATTTGGCAGGCCCGTCTGAAGTGTTAAATGGTAAAATTTATACTTTTAAATCTAGTAGATTTGCCACAAAAGATGATTTATCTAATTTAAGCGGTTTAGCAAGATGGCAGAATTGTGAATTTGTCTGGGTTGATGATGATGGAGATGGCACTTGGGCAGTATACGAAAAAGAAGATTCACTTGAAGCACACCCGTTGCGTCCTTATGTCAACATTGAAGAAGAAAACTTTGGACACACTGTTGTAGTTGGGAAACATTCTAAAAATATTATTGTAAGCGCAACTAACTTAGAAAAAGGTCGAGTTTACTTATATAATAGAACAACTAAAGGAACTGAGGATTTAAACATTATACAAAGTTATCTGTTTGAGGATAACGAGTCAGATCTTTTAAGCATACAAGATCAATTTGACAACCAATTAATTCCTGAAATTAAACGATTACATGGTTTTAGTTTAGACATTTGGGAAAACGAATCATTAACAACGTGTTATATTGTATCTGGAGCACCAGGAACTTCAAACGCAAAATGGAAACGTCCATCAGTAAATGATAATACTGATTTAAAATACTTAGGGTTCAATTATAATATTAGTACCTATCTTGAAGAAGGTGCAATTAAAATTAGTAAATTTGATCCTACTACTGGCCTGTATGTAAAAGACATAGTTGTAGCAAGCCCTGTTGCTGAAGCCAACGCCCGTTTTGGACACGATGTTAAATTTGTTGGAAATGCAAAACCAACTTTATTTGTCAGCGCACCTGGACAAGATAATGGTACTGGCGAAATATTCATATTTGAGTTAGATCAAAACAATGCTTGGTCAGTTTATAAAAACAATAGTCAAGCATATAGATTAAGATCTGAATTGCCTTCAATAAACAATAATGCAAATTTTGGTTGGGACATAGTAGCAAGTGCTGATGGAAAAACTGTTGTTGTTTCTGCTCCAGGATTTGTGTATAACAATACATCAATACATACTGGTGCAGTATTTGTTTTTTCTAAAGATGGATCAACAAATAATTATTCATTATCTCAAACTATCAAAGCTGACGACTATTTACAGCCATCTGATATTAGTTTAAAAGGTGTGCAAAAAATCTACTCAAATCTTGAAGTCATTACTCAGTTTGATGCACCTACCAACAGTTTGATTAGAACAACAGGGAATTTTATAAGTGATGGTTTCAGAATTGGACAAAAAGTCAATGTAGCAGGCACGTTATCTAATGATGGTGACTACGTCATTGTTGAACTTTATCCGTTGAAAATGGTTTTTAATAGTATTATTGGAGTCACAACTGAAGCAATTTCTGGAACTATGACCTTAACTGGTCAAGGGTCACGCAGAGATGATAGATTTGGCGATAGTATGGTAATGACAGCAGATGGCACTACATTGATAGTATCAAGCGATCATGCATCAAGTGAAAAATTTGATTCTGGATTACTGTATGTCTTTAAGCTAACAGCTGGGCAATATACATTAATTCAAACAATAGAATCTCCAACAGTTCAAACAGGTGAATTATTTGGAAGCAATATGAGTTTAAGTGATGACGGAGAATCATTGCTAGTAACTGCAATTGGTGCAGGACAAAGCCTTGCTATGTATTTTGATTCTTATACAAGCAGGCTCCCAAATTCAAATGAGTTATACGGATCAAATTATGTATTAGATCCAACATCTAGTTTACAGCCAATTAGAACAACATTTGATTCAAATAGTACTAACTTTGCCAGTACAAGTAGAAACTCTGGTGCGGTATACTTGTACCAAAAACTCAATGACAAGTATGTATATGGTGAGTCTCTAACCAGTGGCGACAGTGCAGCCTTTGACGGATATGGTACCGGTTTATATACAGACGGTGTTTCGTATTTTGTTGGCAGTCCTAATTATGATTATGTACAAGATGGTGTAACTTATTCTAATTCAGGAACTGTGGTTATATTTGATAGAAAATACGAGGATCTAACAATTAATTCTTGGACTAAAGTTAGAGAACAGGACCAATTAATTGACGTTGAAAAAATTAAAAAAGTTATTACATATAATAACGTAGACAGCCAAATTATTGACCAATATGAAATTATTGATCCAGTTAAAGGTAAGATTCCAAGTACGATTGCAAATGAAATCAAGTATATGACTCCGTATGATCCAGCAACATACACTGTTGCTGTAAATCCTACAAATAAAGTTAGAGTAGATAACAAAACTACATGGTGGGAATCACATGTTGGTGAGTTATGGTTTGACTTGAGTACTGTTAGATATACTTGGTATGAACAAGGATCTTTAGAGTTTAGAAATAATAACTGGGGTAAATTATTCCCAGGGTCTACAATTGACATTTATGAATGGGTTAAGAGTGACTACAGACCTAGCGAGTGGAGCCAACTTGCTGATACAACAGAAGGGCTTGCCCTTGGTATTAGTGGCCAACCTAAATATCCAGACAATAGTGTTGTATCAGTTAATCAATATTACGATCCGGTAATTAATGACTTTGTTAACGTATATTTCTTTTGGGTAAGAAATAAAGTTACATTGCCTGATTTAAGTTTTAGAAGTCTAAGTGCATTTGAATGTTCAAGAATAATTGAAGATCCAAAAGGACAAGGCATAAAATATGCGGCCTTCTTGGATACAAATGCAGTAAGTTTAGCTAACTCTAAAAAAACGCTTAATGCAGATAAGATCAATATTGATATTTTTTATGATACATCTGACATAGAAAATAATAGACATACTCAGTGGCAGTTAATTAACGAAAGCAATCCTTATCTAAATATTGACTCAAGTTTTGAAGTTAAATTGTTTGATAGCTTGGTTGGCCAAGACAAGTTGGGCAACTTGGTACCAGATCCGCAATTAAGCCCAAAGGCAAAAACTGGCAACTTGTTTAGACCACGTCAAAGTTGGTTTAATAACAAAGACACTGCTCTTAAGGTATTGTTAAATTATACTAATAAAATTTTACTACAAAATGATATTGTTGGAAAAGTTGATTTATCAAACTTAAACAAATATGATGTTGCACCAGAACTATATGTTGGTGCATACGATCAAATTGTAGATGTTTTAGAAGATATTGTTGGACTGGGAATTAACGGAAAGATTACTGCTGAATTATCAGCTGTGATTGTTAACGGAAGATTTGTTAGCGTTAGTATTGACGAACCAGGATATGGTTATAAAATTGCCCCAACTGTAAAAATTGTTGGTGATGGTGCAGGCGCGGTAATACAAACAGCAATTGATCAATTAGGTAGAGTAACAGGTGTAACAATTGTTAGACAGGGCTCTGGTTATCTTTCAGTTCCAGTTCTAAGAGTTAGACCATACGCAGTACTTGTTAACTTTGATTCAGAAATTAGTAAGTGGGCAATTTACTACTTAAATTCTACATCAAAAGAATTTGAAAGACATGTCAGTCAAAGACACGACGTTAGAAAATATTGGTCTTATGTTGATTGGAGAGATGGATCCTTTAAAGAAGATACAAGCGTTAAATTTATTGTAAAGTACACTTCTGATTTAGAAACTGCACTATACGCTATAGATGATGTAATTGAAGTTGAAAATCCAGGCGATGGAAAGAAAATTGTTGTTCAACGTGTTGCTGATGGAACAGGTAACATTTACAACAACTATAATTTAATCTATAGAGAAAAAGGAACAATACAGTTTAATAGCGCATTATATGATAGGGCATTATCTGGTATTGGATATGATACTGTTAGTAGATACGATCAAATGTCATTTGATGAATCAAATGCTATTGAAATTCGATTAGTTTTAGAAGCAATTAAAAATGATATTTTTGTCTTAGACCTTGCACACTATTGGTCAAAGTTCTTCTTTGTTGCTATTAGATATGTATTAAGTGAACAGTTGTTTGTTGACTGGGTATATAAAACTAGTTTTGTAACACCGTTTATATCTTCAGGCAACTTGGATCAACGTCCAGTATATCGTGTTAATGACTTTGGTTATGTTGAAGAATTTATCAAAGAAATTAAACCATTTAGAACTAAGTTAAGAGACATCACAATAAATTATTCTTCTATTGAAAATTTAGGTTTAGGCGCCACGGACTTTGATTTACCATCTTATGTTGATCCTGTCACAGGAGTTGTTTCAGTACCAAACGAAGTCACAACAAAAACAAAGTATCCATACAAACATTGGGATTTACACCACACATACGGAATTGAATCTATCACTGTTAATAATCCAGGTGCAAATTATAGAATTGCACCAATTGTAACTATTGTAGGAAATGGGACAGGTGCTAAAGCAAGTGCATTTATTATTGAAGGTAAAGTTACAAGAATCACAGTTACAGATCCTGGAACTGGATATACTGAAACACCAGAAATTATTCTAACTGGTGGTGGAAACTATACAAGTAATTTTATACGAGCAACTGCTTATCCAAATCTTTTTAATAAAAAGGTTAGATCAAATTCAATTAGTATGAAGTTTGATAGAACTTCAGAATATGGATTATATACTGGTGAAAGATTATCAAGAAACTATGTTACTAATGGTTCAACATTATTTTATGTTTTAGCATATCCGGTTGATAGTGATGATACCAACTATCCAGCTTTACAAGATGAAAACGAAATTCGTCTATATCTAAATGATGCAGAAATTCCTAAAGAAAATTATCGAATTACATTTAGAGACGATATGTCTACAGTAATTGGTTTAAATGTTGCTTTACCTAAGGATCAACAGTTAAGAATTAGCTACATTAAAAATTCTTTATACACTTTAGATACTTTTTATCAACTAGAAGCAAGTTCTTTAATAGACACATTTAAATTAACATTTGCTCCTGAATTAGATAAGAAAAAAATTACAATTAAAATTGTGAATACAATTACTGGCGGCGGCACTGATGTTCCTGTTAGTGACTACATTGTACAATTGAAGCAAATATCTGATGATTATAGAAAATATGTAGGGTATATTAAATTTAAAAATCCGCCATCAGTTGGTTCAAAAATTACAATTCAATATTCTAAAAATATTAATATACAAAATTCTGTTGATAGAGTTATCAATTATTATATGCCTACTTTAGGCATGCCTGGAAAAGACATTGCGCAATTAATGAAAGGTGTTGAATTTGGTGGAGTAGAAATTCAAGGCCTTAATTTTAGTGTAAGTGCTGGTTGGGATGGACTTCCTTGGTTTGGCCAAGGTTGGGACACATACATTAATGAAAATCAAGACTTGTTAGTAATAAGCAACGGGGTGACATCTAGATATCATCTTGGTTATGTGCCAATGGCAAATACTGCTATTAACGTGTATTTTGATAATGTGCGTGTTGATGATGAAAACTTTGGCACTGCAAATCAACTGAATGAAAATGCTTTATTTGAAACCATCTATCCAGACGGAATTAGTGACCATGTTGATTTGCCAGTAGTTCCTTCTAGTGGTGTAAAAATTGCTGTTAGATTGTCAATTAGTGACGGTGTAATCATGCCAAGCGACGATAGTGTATTGGACACCAATTTAAGTGGTGGCGATTTTACAACATATCTTGATGCTGGTACTACTCGACTTAAGACAGCTAGTGGTATAAAAGCAGACGACATTGCAGTTGACGGCGGTGAATTTATATCTGTTGAACACAGTCCCGCTACTGAAGAATTAGTCAAAGGTGAGATTTTTGATACAGTAAGTATTTCAGTGTTTAACTCTCCTAGCGTCGGAAGTAATTTAATTACAACTAACCAATTTATTGCTGATGGTTCAACTAGACAATTTACTGTAGACAAAATATTAGTAAGTTTTGACCAGCTAGATGTTTATATTGGTAACGCATTGGCAAAATACAATACTGATTATACAGTAACACAAAATGCTAATAATACTACAACTATTAATATTATTACAAGTGATTACGGATTTGGAGACGTTGAAAATATTCGCATCACTGCTAACGGGTATAGATCAGACATTACAGGATATAATACTTCAATTGCTGGATTAACTTCTGATATTGATCAATTGACTGGGGAAATTCTTCAATTAGATGCACAAATTCAAAGTGCAACTGAATCTTTAGACTACTGGATTGCTTACCAAGCCTTAGATCCAAGTCAAGCATCATTCCGACAATTTATGATTAATCAGTTTACTAATTTGATTAATCAATTGACGCAACAGAGATTGATCAAAGTTGCATCAAGAACAACTAAACAAGGTAGTTTAGATACTGCAATTTCTGGCAAAACTTCGACTGAAATTTTGTTAGAAAATTTAAGAATTGTTGACATTGTAATAACTGTTCAAACTATTGGTATTGGTGGTTCAGATATATTATACAAGCACACTTATATTGCAACTGCTGACGATGAAACTGCTTCTAATATTGATATTATTAGCCCTGTCAAATTTACTGATGTTGGAAGTTTTTACGTCACTGTTGCTGGTGAAGTAATTGCTGATGCTAATATTAACAAATTTAATGCAAGTAAGTTGAAAAAATTTGCTGGCAAATCAAATAGAGCAAAGGTATCTTTAAATAATTCATTATTGGGCATTACTGAAGGAATGGCAATTACACTAATGATGTTTGCTTCTAAAGTAAAGAGCTATAGTGAAAAGTATAATCAAGAAATTACTGTTGACACAAGTACAACATATCCACTTGCTCGTCCACCTGGCAATATTGCACCACTTCATGTAATGGCAATAGTGTCAAGAGATGGTCTGCGTTTGTTACCTCCTGAAACAGAATACTACGATGTTACGCAAAATGAACAAGTATTTTCTATAGGAGAAAATATTCCGTACATAACAAGAACGCTTTCTAATGCAGATATTGAAGTTTATTTAAATGGTAAAATTTTAATTGCTATTAGAGATTACAATTTTGATAATACAACAAATACTGTGACAATGAATTCTGGAGTTGCACAAACTGGAGATGTTGTTGCTATTACAGTATTAAAAAATGCAAATTATACAATTCAAAGTAATTCAATAACATTTAATTCATCTGCTAATTTACAAGCAGGACAAAAAATTACAGTTACTACATATACTAATCATGATACCAATTTAATGAGAAGAGAAATATTTGAAGGTAATTTAAAGAACGAATTTAAATTAAGTAGACCTGTGTTTAATATTAATAATATTTGGATTGATTTAAACGGCCAACCTTTAACTCCTAACTTTGATTTTAGATTATCTCCAGATGGTTATTATGTAAACATATCGAAAAGATTCACAGTTAGAACTCCAACATGGCAACCACTAACGGTTTACACTGTTACTCCTACAAGTGCTCCAATCTATGTACTATATAGTAACAAAATCTATATATGTACAGAGTCACATTTATCAACTGGGTCTATTGATACAACTAAATTCCAAGAAGTTCCTTACGATACTCCTGGAGCAAATAGTTGGATACCTAAAGATGATAGAATAGTAGTTACAAGTATTAGTGATATTATTAGTACAGATTCAATTGCTTATAGAATTTTTAAAGACATGAGCAATAAACAACAATATAAGAGAATTAGTACTCAAGATAGTACTGTATTAACTACTGAATTGTTAATCACTGATTTAGAAATTAATGTTGCTAATGCAAGTATTTTTGGAACAGTAATTGAAAAATCTAACAAGCCTAAAGTCATGTTTATTGGCGGAGAAAGGATTGAATTTTTCTCTGTTAAAGAAAATACATTAGGATTAATTACACGTGGTACTAGAGGAACTGGACCAAAAACAGCTTACCCAGTTGGCACTAGAGTTTACAGTGGTGGCGATGATCAATCAATTCCATATCAAGATGGTATGATTACACAGACAGTGTTAACCCCATCTAACTATAGATATAATGATGGAAGTTCTACGTATGAACAACTAACTGCTCCAGATGTTTGGACTCCTGTTGCAAATAATTTTGCAACCTATATCTTAGAGAAGTTTAATTTTAGTTCTACTGTGAACTACGAAGATCAAGTTAGTTTGTATATGGCTGGAAAGATGCTGATGAAACCAGCTAAATCCAATAACCCATTAATCAAACACGATTTTGCAATTACATATGATTCTAACGAAGTAAACAGTTTAGGGGAAACTGGCGACATAGTAGTGTCTCCAGATTTTACAATTGATAAAGTTGGAAACAATTATGTATTAACAATCAACCCAGATACAATATTGCGTGATATTGAAGGAAATCTTGTTTCTAATTTACAAATCAAGATAATGCAAAAAATTGGTAAAATCTGGTACAGCACTAATAGTGAAGTAACCCTGCAACAGCAAACTACTATACAAGGAAAATTCCTTCAAGAGTATCCTGCAGAACTTCCAGATAAGTATTACTATGGAATTACTGAAATTCAAGATAATTCTCTAATCACAGATGATTTATTCAATGTACCATACGTTACTGACGAATCCGGTGGTGTAATAACTGATGAAGATGGAAATCCATTGGAGATAGGATAAAATGACAAAATTAAGCCAACTAGTTACCGTACAAACAGCGCCAGTTGATACGGCCTTTGTGCCTATAGTTGACACTTCGGGAACACGAGCTGTTAACAGAAAAATAAATTTACTTAATTTAAAAACTCTGTTAACTTCAAATATTGATCTTTCAAGTATAAATCAAACAATTATACCAGATCAAAATAATTTTAGGGACCTTGGAACACCCGATGCACAGTGGAGGCGGTTATATCTCAGTGATCAGGCATTTTATATTGGCGGTCGACAAGTAACTCTGACTGCACAGGGCGGAATTGCTGTTGACAGTGTAGTAGTGGCAACACCAAATGGTGAAAGTATAGTTGGACCACAAGGACCAGCAGGCCCAACTGGTCCAGGGTTTACTGCCGCATCCGTTAATCAGTCTGGCCGATTGATTATTACTAGAACATCAGGTAGCCCAATTGATGCTGGATATGTAGTTGGACCACAAGGCGACCAAGGTATCCAAGGTGAACGTGGCCTCCAAGGCATACAAGGCGTTCAAGGTGCCCGCGGCCCAACAGGTGATACAGGGCCAAAAGGAGACAAGGGAGATACTGGCAATACTGGACAAACTGGTAATACAGGTATTGGATTTACTTCGGCAACAGTTAATGGCTCTGGACGTTTAGTAATTGTTAAAACAGACACTACTACTATTGATGCTGGATATGTAATTGGTCCGACTGGGCCTAAAGGTGATACTGGAGATAAAGGCGACACTGGACCAGCCGGTTCTTTATCAGCTTTTAGTGTTACAACAGCCTCGGCCAGTTCTAATGGTGCTTTAAGTTATAACGACCAAACAGGCACATTTACTTTTACCCCTCCAGATTTAAGTTCACTACTTTCAAGTTACGTTGAAACAGATCCAGTATTTGGTGCAAGCCCTGCAAAAAATATTACTGGAACACAAGTAACAAATTGGGATACTGCTTATGGCTGGGGTAATCATGCAAGTGGTGGTTACTTAACAAGTTATACAGAAACTGATCCTATTTTTAATGCAAGCCCTGCAAAAAATATTACCAACCCGTTAATTAGTAACTGGGACACTGCATATAGTTGGGGGAATCATGCACTAGCTGGATATCTAACCAGTGCTAGTTGGAATAATATTACTGGTAAGCCTACGTTTGCCACAGTGGCAACTACTGGTAATTACAGTGATTTAAATAATCCACCATCTTATGCTACTGTTGCTACAAGTGGCAGATACAGTGATTTAATAGGTTTACCAAGTTTATTCAACGGACAGTATTCAACATTAGTTGGCATACCAAGTTTTGCAGTAGTTGCCACAACTGGCAATTATACTGATTTAACTAACAGACCAACTATCCCAACTATCCCAACTAATGTTAGTGCATTTGTAAATGATAGAAATTACTTAACAGCATTAAACAACACATTTAGTTTTATAGCAGTCAGTGGCCAGAGCACAGTGTCTGCAGATACTTCTACTGATACACTAACACTGGTCGCTGGCGCAAATATTACTATTACAACAGATGCCGCAACTGATACAATTACTATTTCATCAACAGGAACAACTCCTGGTGCAGGAGCTGGTGCAAGTGGCACAGTCAATTCTGGTACCGCTAGTCGATTAGCATACTACGCTACAACTGGTACAGCGGTATCAGAAACAGCAACTGGGCTAACTTGGAATGCGACTAGTAACACATTAACTGCAACTAACATTACTGTTACTGGCACACTTACTAATACTGGTACTGGTCCTTTAAGATTAACGTCTACAAGTGATATTATATTACAGCCAGCAACTGATGGAATTATTAACGCTAGTACCAAACGAATTTCTAACCTTGCTACTCCTACTGATCCAACTGATGCGGCGACCAAAGCCTACGTTGATGCTAGTGGCGGTGGCGGCGCCGCAACATTACAACAGGTATTGACAAATGGTGCAACATCAACAATCAATGCAACTATTAATGGACTAGCAGTTGGTGGAGATGGGCAAGGCACTTGGGGAATTGCAGTTGCTGGAGGCAACGCAGTTGGAATCAACAATGGCGTAAATGGATTTGCATTAAATCAAAACAGCATTGTTCCAGCAACAACTAACACATTAGATATTGGTAGATCAGATTTAAACTTTAAAGGACTTTTCCTTAAAGGTGCTATTGTTTGGAATGGTATTGATGTTCCGCCTCCAATTACTGGTGGAACAGGATTTTTAAAACAAGATGGAACGTGGAGTTCTGTTAGTGGGGGATCGTCAACAGTCTACCCATATAACGTAAAAAATTCTGCATATGGTGCAGTTGGTGACGGCGTTGCAGATGATACAATCGCTATTAATAACGCAATAGCCGCGGCGCAAACCAATGGCGGTGCAGTATATTTCCCAGCTGGTACATATAGAATTACTAGTCCACTTTCAATGACAAGCACTGGAGCTGATCCAGGAGTTCGACCACATTTACTTGGTGAAGGTGTGGGAGCATCAGTAATTTATCAAAGTACGGCTAGTGCTAATGCCGTTAATATTACTTCTGTACAAGCCGCTAATTCTCAAAATAGTTTTGTAAGTGTTTCTAATTTAACAATTACTGGTCGTGGAATTGGAGTCAGTACAGGCACAGGCATTAGTATCAATGAAAGTGCATACCTAACAATTAGTAATTGTGAAATTATTGGTTTTGACACTGGTGTATATGGTGTTGACTTCTTAAGTAGTATGTTTGAAAAGTGTGTTATACAGTTCAATAACAGAGGATTTAGATTTGAAGCATCTACTTCAGGTTCGTTCTATTCACCGCCTAACAACATCAATATGGTGGCGTGTATTGTTGGACAAAATGCAATTTATGGTGGTTGGGTAGTAGGTGCTGGAACATTTAATTATATTGGTGGTAGTATTGAAAGCAATGCTTCTGGTACCACTGGATCTGCAAACAGTTGGGGATTACGAATTACCAATGCTGGCGGCGTAGCATTGAATATTGATAACGTTGATTACGGACAGAGTTCTTCATGTGGATTTGCATGTCAAGGCGTATATTTTGAAGCTAATGGCGGAATTGCACAATTGTATGTTGAGCAAACTGTTTTAAGACCAGGATTAACAGCTTCATTGACTGGCTGTAGTTTTAATGTATTACCATCATCCTACCCTACACAGTCTGTTTATTTGGCAGCAAGTGAATCAAGCGTTGCTTACCCAATTACATTTACTGCTTGCGGATTCTGGGGTGCTCCAGGATATACAGCATCAGTTAATAGACCAAGCATTAAGAATTTAAGTGATTATTTTAAACTAACACTTGTTGGGTGTAATTTTTGGAACACTACTGATCAATATAAAAACGGAAGTCCTAATAGATTTGAAGGTGTTATTGAAGCAAGCGCATTTAGAGATCTAAATGGCAATGCTATTACCAGTGGTGGCGCAACTGGAGTAACAAGTGCTGTTGCTGGAACAGGCATCAGTGTAAGTGGCGCAACTGGTGCAGTGACAATTAGTAACACAGGCGTTACTAGTATTGTTGCTGGCAGTGGAGTTACAATTAGCGGCGCAACGGGCGCAGTAACAATTAGCGCATCAGGTGGTGCAAGTGTTGGCACATTACAACAAGTGCTAACTGCTGGTGCAACATCAACAATTAATGCAACTATTAATGGTCTAGCAGTTGGTGGCGATGGCGCAGGCACTTGGGGAATTGCAGTTGCTGGAGGCAACGCAGTTGGAATCAACAATGGCGTAAATGGATTTGCAGTTAATCAAAATACTATTGTTCCTGCAACAAATAATACATTGACAATAGGATCAAACACGCTTAATTTCCGTGATATACATTTTGCTGGTTCTCTTGTATGGGCAGGAAACGTTATACCAGCACCAAGTGGCGGAAGCACATACTTAAAGAACACAGGCGCATGGGCTAGTATCTCCAGCGGTGACGTTACCAGTGCATTAGGATATACTCCATATAACGGAGCAACAAACTCTAATGGATACTTAACATCTAGTGCCTTAAGTTCATATGTAACAAGTTCAACTTTAACATCTACATTAACTCCTTATGCTACACAAACTTATGTAAACAGCCAAGGGTTTATAACAACTACTGGTATTCCTGATCAATCAGGCAATAGTGGAAAATATTTGACCACTAATGGATCCGCACTAAGTTGGGCAACAGTTGCTGGTGCAAGTACCCCTACACTACAACAAGTTATTACAGCAGGAGCTACGGCATCTGCTAATGCAACTATTAATGGAGTTGCAGTTGGTTATGATAATGTAGCTTACTATGGAATATCAACAGGCAATGCTAATATTGGAATAGCCAATAATTCAGTTGGAGTTGCACTAACAGGTACAACTTTCCGTTCACAAACTGATCAAAGTGTTGACCTTGGTAGCAGTAGTGTTCGTTGGTCTAACTTCCACTTAAAAGGTGCTTTTTGGTGGAACGGATATGGTATAACAGCGCCAACAGGAGGAAGCACCTTCTTACGTAATGACGGTACATGGGCCACTCCTACTACTTCAGTTACAAGTAGTGCAATCACTTCAGCATTGGGTTACACCCCTTATAATGGATCAACTAACCCTAATGCATACATTACTGGAATTAGTTCTGCAAATGTTACAACAGCATTAGGATTTACGCCATATAGTAATACTAATCCAAACGGATATATCACAAGTTCTTCATTAAGTCCATACGCACTAGCATCGTCTGTTCCAGGATTAGGCAATACTAACTCTTGGACAGGAACAAATACGTTTTCTTCAGGCGTAATTAATTCTACAACATATAATATAGGAACTGGAAATAGTCTTTCAAGAGACCCTACGACAGGTGATTTAACGTTCTCTACACAAAACGGTGTCAAATATTTGATGCCATACGCACAGGGTAATTCACATTATATTGCCAATAATAATAACGTAGTTGCTTATGACCTTGGTCCAAGTGGATTCCAACCAGCAGATGGTGCAAGAACTTTAGGAAATGCAAACTCACGTTGGGGTCAAATTTATTCTACAGCAGGTGCAATTAGCACTTCTGATGAACGTGTTAAAGATAATATTGTTGACTGTGCTTTGGGATTAGAATTTATTAATGGACTAGAGCCAAAATTTTACAAACTTAAAGTTGCCAGTAGAACTGAAGATCCTAATTGGACTCCAGACCCTGAAGGTCCTGAAATGCAACAGCCACAGCTAGTTGATGTTCCTGGAGTTAGAACACACTCAGGATTGATTGCTCAACAGGTTAAAGCAACATTAGAATCGATGGGAATTGCGGACTGGGCAGGTTGGAGTTTAGCAGATAAGAACGATCCCGCTAGTAGACAGAGTTTGAGATACGAAGAATTTATTGCTCCGTTGATAAAATCTGTTCAAGAATTAAGCAGTCAAGTGGTTGCTTTACAGCAACGAATTGCTGAGTTAGAAAGTAAAAACACGCCATAATATACACTGGATAAATATTACTATGGAAAACAATAAGGCCGAAGAAATGAAGCAAAAAATAGAAGAAAACGCTCCAGAAACTACGTTTAAAGACGCTGGAAACATACATATTCAAGGACATATTAAGATACATGACCCTGAAACTAAGGAAGTGTATGTAGATAAAAAGAACGCCATTCATTACGAGAATATGAGCGTGGCATTGGCTGCGGCAATTGCTAACCAAGGTTATGGAATTATCGAAGGTTTGAGCTTTGGTAATGGTGGAAGTACAGTTGATCCAAGTGGTGTTATTACATATCTAACACCAAACAATGTGGGTGTTACAGCTGGCTTATATAACCAAACATATTATAAAGTTATTGATGCAAATAACATCAGTAATATTGATCCTAGTAGAAACTATGTAGAAATTAGACACGTTCGTGGCACAGTTTATACTGATATATTTTGTAGTGTGCTATTAGACTACGGCGAGCCTAGCGGCCAGTCAGCATTTGACAATGCTCAAAATATGAAAGATAACTTTGTTTTTGATGAAATTGGTCTTCGTTCAGTAAGTGAAGATGGTGTTCAAGGTAACGGACGTTTGTTAACACATGTAATTTTCCATCCAGTACAAAAGAGTTTAAACAGATTAATTCAAATTGATTATACTGTAAGAATTCAAACGCTAACAACATTCAGCGAGGTATAAGATGGCATACACCGTAAAATATAGTGATCCCAATAAAGCCGCAAACACTATTAACGTTAATGATTTAACGGAAAATAATACCAGCACCAGTTTAAGTTTAGTTGGTAGAAACTTTTCAAATTATGGTGTAGCAATTGCCACAAACTTTGTACATTTACTAGAGAATTTTTCAAGTCCTTCAAGTCCAAATAATGCAATTGAAGGCCAACTTTGGTACAACAACGACACAAACCGTTTGTTAGTTAACGATGGTACTGGCGGCAGTACTAATTGGAGACCAGCAAGTGGTATACACATTAGCGCAGACCCAACTGGTCCTACAAACGCCCTAACAGGCGACCTTTGGGTTAATAGTCAATCACAACAATTAAGTTTATATAACGGACAAGGTTGGACCCTAGTTGGACCAAGCTCGTTGTCTGGTAAAAAGACTGGTGTATATGTTGAACAATTAGCTGATTCTGAAACAGGTGCATTACATTTTGTCAGCGTTGAATATGCTAATGATGATGTAATGAGAATTACTGCTACAGAAAGTTTTATCCCACAAAAAACAATTGAAGGTTTTTCAAGATTAAACCCCGGTGTTAACTTAACTGGCAAAAAATACATTGGATTATTTGATACTACAGTAGCAAATACCCCAGCAAAAATGTATGGAACAGCTACATCTGCTGATGCACTTAATGTATCTAGTCCAGCAACTGCTACTGTTATTGCTGATAACTTTGCAAGACGAGATGTTACTAACATTCTTAGAGGCCAACAAACAATTGCCAATGATGCAGGTATTACAATTGGTACTTCAAACAATTTTAGTTTAACAGTTAGCCAAGGAACTAGCATTATTAGTAACAGTGCTGATGGCGGATCTATTGATGTTAAGATTACTAATGCTGGTGCAAGCAATCTATTAATGAAATTTGACGGTCAAAATCGTCGTGTTGGTATTAATCATCCTACGCCAAATGTTGAATTAGATGTTAATGGTAGTGCTTATATCAGCGGCCACTTAATTGCCAAAGGCACATTGGACTCTACTGGTATCGAATCTGGTTCTTTCCAAACTGCTGGCGGTGCTGGCATTGCTAAGAGCTTATTCGTTGGTAACAACATAAATTCTAAAGGACGATTAATAATTGGTGCAGTGAATGAGTTTGGTGATCCAACTACTGACACCGCTATTTTACCTAGAGCAACTGATACCTATGATATTGGTTCAGAAAATAATAGATTTAAAAATGTTTGGGCAAACAAATTTTACGGTACATTCCAGGGAGTGTTTAGTAACTCTAATGGTATTTCAGCTATTCAAATTGCAAGTGGCGGTTTAAGTTACACCAGTGTTCCACAAGTTGTTATTTCCGCTCCACAAATAGGTAGCGGGACACAAGCAACTGCTACTGCGGTTGTTGACTCTGTGCAAAACAGTCCAACTTACGGAAAAGTTATTGCAATTACCATTACTAATGCAGGATCTGGATATACAACTTCACCAACAGTTACATTGACTGGCGGTAATCCAGTAGTTGCGGCGACGATTGGAACAATTACTCTAAACTCTGCAACAATTACTGCTAACTTGGCGGGTACTTCTAGCGGGTTTACTAATCCTTTGTCGTTGTCATTGGCTAACGAAGTTACATCAACTGCTGTTTCAATTCAAACAGGCGGAACATCAGTTGCTATTACTACTGCAATTAACGAAAAAGCAATTACTAATCGATCAGAAGTTACTGACAACAGAGTTGATGATAGTTTGCTTGTTTATAGAAACAACGTTGGACTAAGAAGAGTCACTAGAGAGAATTTCTTATTAGGTGAAGCGTTCACTCCTATTGGTGCTATTATGGCTTTTGGTGGAGTTGCACCACCATTAGGTTATTTGTTATGTGATGGTTCACTAGTTTCTAGACAAGAATATCCAACTTTGTATCAAGTTATTGGAACTGTTTATGGTTCAGGAGCAAATCCTACTTACTTTAGACTTCCAGATTTACGTGGAAGATTTGCATTAGGTAACGGGTCAATGAGAAATTCTTTAGCTAACGTAACAACTACTAAAGAAGTGATTGGTGCAGTGACAGGCACAACTATTACATTAAATTCAACAGACGGTATTATACTTGGATCAGGCGTTCAAGCAAGTGGAATTACATCAACTACAGTGACAGTTACTGGGATACCAAATTCAACACAAGTTGTATTAAATCAGTCAGTGAGCTTAGTTGATGCTGTGACAATTACCTTTACATTTAAAGTTTTATCAGATACGCTTTCAACAAGTGACTCTACTAGAGTTACAAATACTGGAAGTGATTTAGCTCCTTCTACTTTAGGCGGAAATGGGGGATACAGTCACATAGAATTAGATACTACTGGCGGAACAGACGCAGCCACATTCCCTAATGGAAGCTCGCAATCTTTTGGAACAACTTTTGACCTTAATATTGCTAACCCATATTTGAATGTAAATTACATTATTAGAGCAGGCGTTGCTACTACAGCAATTTAAGGATTAGGAATGTCATATATTATACGAAAAACTGATGGAACAATTGTAGCAACTGTAACTGATGGAACAGTTGATGCGGTTAGCACATCTATTACACTAATTGGAAAAAATTACAAAGGCATTGGTGAAATTTACAACACTAATCTTGTTTCTCTTTTAGAAAATTTTAATAGTTCATCCCCTCCTAATAATCAAATTAAAGGGCAACTTTGGTTTAACTCAAGTTCAAGTAAGTTAAATGTATTTGATGGAGAAAATTGGAGACCTGTAGGAAGCCCATTTGTTGCAACGTCAATACCAGCAAATTTAGTTAAAGGTGATTTATGGATTGATAGTTTAAGTCAGCAACTGAAATTTTTTGATGGTATTAATCTAATAACAGCTGGTCCAATGTATACTGCGGCACAGGGTAAGAGTGGTTGGGTAGTTGAAGATGTTCTTGACGAAACTGCAAACGGTCGAGTTATTGCTGGCTTATATGTAAACAATGTTAGAATGGGAATTCTGTCAGCTACTACATTTACACCACAACAGGCAATAACTGGTTTTACTACTGTTGAAAATCCAGAAATTAAAACTGGATTAACATTTAATTCGTCAATTTTAAATAATAATATTAATGCTCCTGTTAATTATGCTAATAATTTAGTAGATGCATCTAATTCTGCAATTTATTTAGATTCTACAAAATTTGTTAGAACTGACAGATCCAATTCTACATCGGGTAGTTTATCTATTACAAGCAATCAAGGATTGGTAGTTGGTGCATTTCAAAATTTTAAAATCTATGTAGATACAACGGCAACTGTTGTTGCAAAATCTGTTTTATCAAATGAAATTGCAAATAGTAAAACAATAATACAATCACATACAACAACAGATTATCAAAATGTAATAATAATTGATCCAGTGACTAAATCTGTTGATGTATATCCAGAAGATACTTGGGTATCAACGTCATCGGATGCTCCCACATTTAATCTTAATACAGACCTTTTTGTACAAGGCAATACTACTATACAAGGTAATTTAGAAGTAGTTGGTACTACTAAATTTACTAATTCTACTACCTTACAAATTACTGATAAGAATATTGAAATAGCAGTTACTGACACTCCGTCAAATACAACTGCAACTGGTGCAGGTATTACAGTATTAGCAGGTGCTGGCGTTAATAAAACAATTGCTTGGAATTTAGGAACTAGTCCAACACCAAATGCTTGGGATTTGAGTGATAATATCAGGGTTCCTGCAAACAAATCTTACTACATTGGGTCAAGTTATGTTATTAACTCAAATTCTTTAGGACCTAATATTGTTGCAAGCAACTTAACATCAGTTGGTTCACTAACTAATCTAGTTGCTGCCAAATTTTCTTTAACTGATAATGTACTACTTGTAACAAATGATGATTTAGAAATTAGAGTTCAGAGTGACAAAATTTTACGTCTTACCAATACTGTTAGATTTGCCAATGTTGCAGACCCACAATATGGTCAAGATGTTGCTACAAAAAATTACGTTGATAACAAAAAGACAAGTTTAAATTATCTAACGTTAGACATAACAGGCATTGCAAATCCTGACACTGGTATAGTGGGTGCTATTAATGCTATGATACCTACAAGTAGTGTAAAAGAAGGTGACGAAGTTAGAGTCATGTGTGTATCATATACAAACGGTGCGTCAGTTCCAACGGTTGCACGAGTAGTGAAAAGATTCCAAATTCAACTTGTTGGCCAAGTTAAAACTTGGACCTTCTTACAAAATATTTCAGTTTAACGGAGCGAGTTAATGCCATATACAATAAAAAAATCAAACGGAGAAACAATAGTAGTAATCCCAGATGGAGCAATTGATGAAGCATCAACTTCGCTAAATCTTGTTGGAAAAAATGTTTCAGGATATGGGTTTTATCAAAACGAAAACTTCTTATATCTATTAGAAAATTTTGCTAAAGAAACTCCGCCAGAAGAACCTATACTAGGCCAAATATGGTACGACATTACAGCTAAACAATTAAAAGTTTATACCAAATATCAATCTGGTTTAAATGGATCAACTCCAGTTTATAGTTATTTTTGGAAAGGTGTGTCTAATAATACAGTTGGAGAAACACAGCCCCCACAAGCAGATGCTATATTAGGTGATTTATGGTACAATACTACCAGTAAACAATTGAATGTCTTTAATGGCTCTATTTTTGAAATTATTGGTACTAGTGTTCCTGGTTATGGTAAGAGCAGACTAGAAGGCGCAACTATACAAGGAAATCCTGCTGGCGGCGGCCCAGCTGGCAATTTTCCTGTACTTAATTTATTTTTAGATAATACACTTGTCGCAATAATTTCTAAAGTTGGGTTTGTACCAACTACACCTATTGTTGGCCTACATGACAATTCAAACCTACCAAACAATTCAGTCACTCCTGGCATTAATTTTATTGGCCCTGCATTATTAAATGGCCGTGCTGATCAAGCACATACGCTGATTGATCCTACAGAAGGACCATTAGGTTCTTCTAGCTTTGTTAGAACTGATGCGGGCGTTGAACAACACATTGACAGCGACTTACATACATCAGGTTGCGTTTTTGCTGGTAATTATAATAATAGCAATTCACAAATAATTGAAATTGGTAACTATCACGGTGATGATGGAAATGAACAAGCAGATGCGCAGATAACTGCGAGCGGACACAGACTATTTTTTAGTCTGAATACTGTTGACGGATCAAAAGACATACTAGTTATGGATGGAAATGTTGATGAACCTTCTCCAAGAATAAATTTATCACCTGTTGGTCTTAGACAAGTTGATTTAGGAACAAGTGTTAACCCATTTAGAAATGTTCGAGCAACTAATTTTATCGGTGATTTATCTGCAACTGATATCACAGCAAGTGGATCCATAGCAGGAAACGTAAATGCATCTAGCATTAGATTAGATAGTTTATTCACTAGAAATGGCGTTACTAAAATTATTGATGCCGCAGTTAGTCCTGCAAGATTTACTGGAAGATTTGTTGGTATACACGAAGGCGAATTTAATGGAACTTCTTTAACTTTATCAGGATCTGCTAATATTGCTGGTGCAGTTACGGCTGGGTCACTGACTATTACTGGTGGCGGGTCAGCTAGTGGAATGAACATTACTGGTGCAACTATTACAAGTAGCACAGTATCAAATTCAATTGTAGATAATTCTACAATAGCCAATCCTACAATGACTGGCACACCAATTGCTCCCACAGCACCTATTGCAACAGATAATCAACAAGTAGCAACAACCGCATTTGTACATAATATATTACCACAAGGTGTAATTGTCATGTGGAGTGGCAGTGCTAACAATATTCCTGCTGGATGGTTATTGTGTGATGGACAAACGATTAACAATGTTACTACACCAAATTTAACTAATAAATTTGTTTTAGGAGCTGGCGGAAGTGGGCCAACACCAAATACTTCAGGTGGAAGTTCTACATTTAATGGAACAACTAACGCAGATGGATCACACAGTCATGCTGGTGTAATTAGTGGCACTGCTTTAACTGTTGATCAAATTCCAGCCCATGGACACATATTTGATGATATTAGATGGAGTGAAGTTAGTGGGGTGTATTCTTACAACGACCCACAACTAGGAGTGATATCTGTTGGTCCGGGAGCAGGATCAAGTAGAGGAACTGATTACGATAACGGAGTACACTTTACTCAACACGGTACTTATAATACTGGTAGTGGACAAGCACACACTCATAATATAGTTATTGACAACGAGTCATCTCATGTTCATACAGTTACAATTAACAATGCAAAACCACCATACTATGCACTTTGCTATATTATGAAAGCGGTTTAAATATAATCGAGATCAGGATTTAAAATAT